CACCCCGAAAGGGCCCTTCGAATTTTTCTTACCGCACGTTTGTTACCGGTCGATGATGTATTCCAATATAGTTCGATTGATAATTACGATTACTTGAGACTATTTGGGGTAGATCACTCTTCCCACACAACAGCCACAGTTAAATGAGAATTACCTTGAGGAAACCTCTTTTGAAGCAAAAATTTTAAAATAAACCAAAAAAAATAATAATGTTACTATTCAGATTTTTATCATTGTTGACGGTGGAATGTTATTGAACTGACCAATCGGATTTTACCTTAGTAGTATATCTATGTTCCCGAGGGACTAACGTGCCGAGCCTAGTAAGCAGACGCAGCATGGAAAAACTACTACTGCCGAGGAAACACTCAATAATAGGAAGCTACGTAAACGGCTTAGAGTACTTGGGCACTTTGTGCAAGAATGGTCTATTGACCTGTCGCTACCCTGCTATACAGGAGTCTAAAACAAGTATTTCTATGTAAAGTTAGGCTATAATCGTAACCTAATTGCTGGCCACACCTCTTCCACGATTCTTTTAAAATTTTAAATTCCCACATATGATCACAACTTACAATTTTTCACATAAAGCTTTCAATAATTTTCAAAACAATTTAAAAATGTATACCAATGAAATTAACCAAACTGGCGTTAGCCCACAGAAAACGTACATCGGACAACATCAGTCTGAAAGTAGAAAAATTTTGAGACAGCATTTATTCTCTGGCAGATTATTGACACTAGCTGGCCTTTATCAAGGTAGGCCCTTGCCAGTATTCGAAAGTTCAGAGAAACTTTTTAACTATTCGATCAACTTCCATGGTAAAAGGTTCATACTTAAGCTATCCCACAAGGACGCCTGGACCATCCACTATGTAAGAAAGTTGAATAAGTTTAAGGATCTTTCCCAACAACATCAATCTTTTGGTGGAATGCTTTTTGGAGCAGTTCTTGGAGGCTTTGGAATGACGAACATCTTGTCCTCCCTTTTCTCAGGACTGACAAAAGCCCTCGCGGTCCAATTGACTTCATCCATCGCCTCTATAGGCATACTCTTGAAGTCTACAGACACGTTCTGTTGCATCCAAGCGATGACAATTCTGATAGCCAACTTAGGCGCGTCATTTGACGTTGTTTCACGCATCGCGTGGCCATTGGCATCAAGTGGCCTGTTTTGGCAATCTCGCTTTTCATGGGTACCGTCAGCAGTAGGAGCTCTCCTTGCTCTAATCTTGGGTGCTTCAACATCTGCACAATTCTTAGGAATTTTCACCAAGACTGCTGCTCTGGGCTACACTATGGCGTCCATTACCTCCATCACCCGACTTATTAAAGAGTGTTTAGATACTCTCGTTCCCTTTGTGTTTTCAACAATAACTGGAAGACCATGGGAACTTGATACTGTGTCATCTACGCTATCTTCATACACTCTATTTGTAACAAAAGTGGAAGACTTCGAGCAGAACAGAGCTTCAGACATCGAAACAAACCTCAACTACCAAGCAGAGGTGATGGAACTTCAACAGCTCTACAGGACTGTTATGGAAGATGCTGATAAATTGCGCATGCGATTGACCGTGCAACCACTCATTCAAGCTTACTACAACAAAGTGAACAGGTGGGTACAGCAAGTCAACAACAGCGGTCTCTTAAGATCTGGTGTCAGACCTGAGCCACTGTGTATCTTGCTGTCAGGAAAACCGGGCATTGGCAAATCGTACATGGTGAACAACTTGATCAAGGATGTTGGCAATGAACATATTCCGTGGAAAAATACCCCCACTGAAACGATCTCGAACCACATTTACCAACGCAACCCAGCGATTGAACACTGGTCTGGCTACAGGCAACAGTTCGCCGTCCTCTACGACGATTTTATGCAACTAGTTGATTCCGCAAGTAGGCCGAACCCTGAGGTCAACGAAATGATCAATGTGGTGGGCTCCAATGCATTCCATCTGCCTATGGCAGAGTTGGAGGAGAAAGCTCGCGGTTATTTTAGAAGCGAGATTGTTGTAGCAACATCTAACGTTTCCGATTTTGGATCCACTGTTGTTAAATCTGTTATCTCACCAGCCGCTCTCATGCGAAGGTTTGGAGTTCACGCTGAAGTGACAAAGGATGGTTCTGATTTTAAATTCTGGATGTACCAGGATGGACGGATAGGCCAAGAGCCTCTCACGTATGCTGAATTCGTAAATGTTTGTAGAGCGCAATACCAAGTGAAACGACAAGAGTTCGCCAAGAGATTGGTTTCTTCCCAAGTTAAGGTAAGCGGAACCCCACACCAATGTGTAGCCAAATTCATCGGCTATGTCTCCGCTCCAGCACACATCCAACAGTCAGCGATGCACCGAGCAACAGATCGTCCTGGGACAAACCATTCCTACTGTCATCCTTCCCTACCCTGCCATCAGGTTCAACAATCCATTTTCAGTTTCTTCCGACGCGAAGCTCCTGTTACCGAAGGCACACTTAAGTTCTGGACTATTTTATTGAAAGGACCCGAAAATTTACCCTTCGAACTCGATGAGTTAAACAAGAGCAAGATCCTAAAGCTCACGGAAGACCTCATAGATGAACTGGACCTCTACGGTGCCGAAGAGACGTATGAATTCATGCGCTATGGAAACTGGAAAGAGGAGGGGTTTGGATCCCGTACTGATTTGATCACGAATGATGAAGCTATTTTTAGAAACTACATCAGTGTTCCTTACACTTTCACGTATGGAGAGCAAAACTACCGAGACTTGGCTGAATGGGTCAAGACCGCTAATCAAATCAGGATTGGATCCCAACTCTATTTGCTGGAAGAGGACATCAATACCCTGTCCGAGTCCCTTTGGGACAAGTTCCTCAATGTTTTCAGGTACGGTGGAAAAGTACTCTCTGAGTTCTGCTCTACTTTGGTGGGAACAAAAGTGACCACGGCTGCTAAGATCGCAGTTTTAACTGGGGCTACCGGAATCTTCGGGTGGATCTATTGGACATTATTGAAGAGTTTCCTACCTTCTGATGACAACTATTATGAGTCAGAGATCAAAGCTTTTAAGGAAGCCAAAAGTCGAATGACCCCAGAAAGTAGAGACGCTCAGGGAAAGCAAGGAGCAACGAAAGGCAAAACCATGCGCCTCGAGTCTACTGTGGATTGTTACCTAGAGATCGTCAGCAATGGCAATCATGAAATGGTCACTGTCAGGAGGTCTCTTTTCGATGCTTACGCCGAGGACAAATCGACCCACAACCTGCGCATGCTTATGAAAGCATTTGAAGTGTATGGGACGTTGACTTTGCTCACCCATGTCACAGACTCCAAGGTTACGGTTCAGGATCGTTTGAAACGATACTACGAGTATCTCCTAGAAACCAAGCAAGCAAGCCTTGAAGATCTGTGTGTCATAGCCGAAGTAGGCGACGACATCCAGAATCTAGTTAAAGCTTTCCCAGAACAATTTCAGCTTCTAGTTGAGAAAGTTGTGGAAAAACACGAAAGAAAGCTCCAGACATTCCAGGGTTCAGCAGATCAGAACTCAGATGGTATTGCCAAGAAGCTTCTAAGAAATCTTTGCGATGTCACAGTTAAACACTCTACAACTTCCCTTTCCAAGATCTTTTTCTATCAAGGAAGGAAGGCATGGATAAACACTCATGCTCTGGAACTTTTGGGACAATCTGACTGGAGCATCACCAGGTACTTTAGTGGCGGTGGATCTTCAAACTACATCATTCGGTACGAGGACTTAAAGATCGTTAAACATCCAAAACTCGACATCTCACTTGTCCAGTTTCCCAAGGCGCTCTCACCTTTTACCGATGTCCTCAGCTTGATCGCTATGGATTCCGACTTGAACTTCCAATACCTTCCAGCCGGGAGGATTGTCACAAGAAGAGAGGGAGAACCCCATGTCATGAATAGTCCCCACCCAGAACTACACGATCGAATGGTTGACTTACCAGATGGAACAACAGCTCCATTTCGCACTACCATTGGTTACGACCACATGCATACCATCGCAGGAGATTGTGGTTCCCCATTTATGGCAGTTGATCCAACTCGAGCCCGCAAGGTGTTTGGTTTTCACATGATGGGGAATTCTTCAGGTTCTGGCACGGCAGTCGTCGTGACCCAAGAAGTACTGGCCGATTTGGAACATGCTTCCTCATTCGAACCAGAAGTCATTATTACCGATCAACGATTCCAGATGGAAGTAGACCCACATCCCTACATCGAGGAGCCTTTGGCAAAGATTCCATCTCCCTTCGAACCCACCCAGACTAAGCACCGCCGCTCGGCGATCCACTCCATGGTGTCCCAACCAATCACACGTCCTTCTATACTTCGCTGTACGGGAGACTTCGATCCAATGGAGAGGGGAGTTCGAGGATTTCAAAAACATCGACCCATCATCAAGGAGCGTTTTCAAACTGAGGCCATGGCTGTTCTAACACGTTATTGCACCGGAAAACCCCTGATTGCGCGAACTCTCACTTTGGAAGAAGCAATTTCAGGAAAGGACATACCCGGTTTAGAACCAGTGGACAGATCAACCTCAGCAGGATTGCCCCTCTGCATGACCCCGGGAGCATCGGGGAAGAAACTTTGGATCTCGGAGGACTACGAACCCTCCAACGACCTGGTCAGAATGGTAAATGATCTTGAACAACAGTTCAGGTCTGGCGAGATCAGTGATGTTCCAATTTTTAAAGACTCACTAAAAGATGAGCGAGTCGCAACTGCAAAGGCCGACATCAATCATCCCGACAAGGTGAAAACTCGGATGTTCTCTGCATCTCCCCTAGTGTTCATGCTCTTGCTCCGCAAGTACTACGGCGCTTTCTTTGGTCATCTCATCGTGAATCAAGTTAAGAACACCTGCACATCTGGTGTCAATCCTATGAGCGGTGACTGGCAACGAATGGCCGACTGGTTACATGAAGTTTCAACGAAAGTGGACGACGGTGATTATTCATCATTTGACTCCACTCAACCAGCGGGCTTCCTGTTGCCTGTCTATCGTTCAATCCGCAATTGGTACTTACTGAATGGAGGTACCGGCGAAGATGACTTAATTAGGGAACGTCTTGCTGAATTCTGCGTGCACGCATTCCACAGTGCACGAGGGGTTGTCTATCGATCAGAGGGAAGTCTTCCTTCGGGAATGATGGGTACAACTGCTATTAACAGCGGTGTCAATTTAGTCGCATTTTATTATGCTTGGACAAGAATCTACCCACTCACGACCGCAGGAGAATTTCTCGCGAACGTTAGAACCCTAACTCATGGAGACGATGTCATCTTTTCTGTCAGTGATGCATACCCCGAATTCACTTCCAAGAATATAGGCTTAGCCCTATCTGAAATCGGTATGATCTTCACACCCGCAGCTAAGGATGGCGTCGAAACTCACGCTCGACCGATTGAAGAGGTCAACTTCCTGAAGAGGGGCTTTAAGAAAATGCACGGCATTTACAGAGCTCCTCTTGCCACCTCTTCAAGTTTGGAGATGTGCAATTGGGTTACCAAATCGCCAGATCTGATCTCAGCAACTGTAGACAATGTCACCACAGCAATGAGAGAACTCGCGATTTCCGAACCTGACATATCCCTACAACAACAACTCCAGGCAGCAGTACTTACTGAAACGGGGCGTCTAGTACCCATCATCACTGCCGATGAAATGTGTAGATCATTCTACACATCCTTCTAGACAAAAACTTTCTCTTCGTGATCTTCCTCTTCTTAGTTTCTTCACTTTTCTAATTAAGGACTGCTGTAGAGAATTAAATTCAAAACAATAGTGACTGGCATTTTTCATGGTTGTGTATTGCCAGGTTAGACAACCGCTTATCAACAATTACTTTCACAACTAAAAATGAATTACCTAGATCTCCAGTCTGTTTCGGCAGGTGGAGCTTCTTCTTTACCAACCGCTGGTGAAGTCAACTCTGCAGTTGAAGAACCAGTCGGTCTTACTTCTTACGTAGACGCAGAGGACGTCCGAGGTGATATATCCGTAGTGTCCATGACAACCGATAACTCTTTGTTACTTGGTGATGATCAATCGGCAATTAAAATTGATGAGGTCTTGTGTAGACCGGCATTTATGAATAATATCACTTGGGACTCCTCCTCAGCACAAAACTCTGTTCTAGCTTCCTACTCTCTCCCCTCTGACCTACCAGCTTACTCGGCTATTAAGAAATGCAAGATGCAATACAATACATTTATGCAGTGTGATGTAGTCTTTAGAATAGAAGCGGCTCCAATACAATTCCAATCCGGACGTTTATATGTCTGTTTCGATCCTTACAGGAACGAAAGAGGAGCCCGCTCAACCATTCTTCAACCACAATCCTACACTGCTTTGCACGGTATTACTTATGATCCGGCTAAGCCAAATCCAGTTGAATTCCGAGTACCCTACGCATCTATCCTATCTAGCTACGACTTGCCCCTCGGCCAATACGGCTGTGGAACTTTGCTGGTCATAGTTCTTTCTCCTTTGAACTCTGCAGCTTCTACTTCTTCTGTAACTCTTTCAGTCCAAGCTTGGTTTGAGAATGTTAAACTAACAGTCCCAACACAGGCACAAGCACTTAACGCACCAGTTACGACCCGGAATGTGCATTCTCTTGAGTACACGCACGGTGAACCTCAACTCTTCCAATCCAACGAAGAAGCCCTAGCCCAGAGACATCGCTTTTCGCGAGCAGCGGATCGAGTTTCCTCGATAGCTTCTTTCTTAGGTACTTTTCCTCTTCTTTCTGTAGTCGCTTCCCCTGTAGCGTCCTTCGCTAAAGGGGTTTCTAAGGTGGCCGCAGCTTTTGGATTTTCTAAACCTGCAGACATCTCATGTCCAACCAAGATAGTCTCTCACAATCGAGCTGCTTGGGCGAACGGAGATGGCTCCCTTCCTGTTGTTTCCCTTTCTCAGTCATCAGACTATGCTATAGACCATACCGGCAGGTACTTCCCCAACCCGGTCGATGAGATGGACATTAACTACATTTGTTCTAATCCAGCCATGCTCAATGCATGGTCTTGGTCCACCTCAGACGCTGTGGGAAAGGTTGTAACTGTCATCCCCGTACACCCTGGGCTCTGCAATAGAATTTCTGGACCCGAAACCCAAACTTTTGGCGTTTATGCACCTACACCTATGGCTTATGTAGCTTCTATGTTTAAATACTGGGGAGGCTCTCTCAAGTATAAGTTAGACGCTGTTTCAACTCCTTTTCATGCAGGTCGCTTACTAGTGGCCTACATCCCTGATTATGATCCTTCTGTAACTCTTACTATTAATGAAATAGGTAATAATTATTCTGTTCTCTGGGATATTACTGACTCTTCTACTCTTGAGTTTGAAGTTCCCTATCTTGGCAACACTCCCTACCTTAATGTATTTTTAGATGACCAGGCATATTCCGGGATCATTGATTCTACTGCTTCAGCCGCTACAAACGCTATCCGAATCCGTTCTATCCAAAACGGAGCTATTATCGTCTTCGTTCTGAATCAACTTGTTTCTCCTTCCACTGCAGCCGCCACTATTCCAGTGCAAAATTGGATTGCTGGTGGTAAAGATCTTACCTTCGCTGAACCCGTTTTTGGTGTTTACACTCCTTCTGCAAATTACACAGTTAGAGCCGACAATACTGCAAAGCTCTATGATGGTACTGCTCTATCGGCACCTGCCACTGGGGTCACTCCCACACGATTGGCAGAGATCTGTGAAGAAGAGGACGAAGAAGATCCTCAAGTCTTCCAGTCCGACGCAGCAGCTACCAAAACAGATGCTCCAGCAGCTTCAAAAACGGATGCACCAACGGGACGTTCTGTAAGTGCTCCTTCAACTTCAAAAACCGCACCCACCGGTATCACTCCTTTCTTGGATGCTGGTGGGGACTCGTTTTCTTCCCAACTTTCTTCACGTAAGAATTTCATTCCCATGCACTATGTTTCTCCAGAGGCTCGAGCTAAGTTGGTCACAGGTGAGGTAATTACCAACTTGAGACAACTAACTCGGCGCCTTGCACCTGCTTTTGCTATCTACCCTCACGATGTAGTTAACCTTGGTGCTTGGGACACTGCCGTTACCCCTCTGACCTCCAATCATGTTTTAGCTATTGATCCAGACTACTTTGGTTCAGCTACAGGTCAAGGTGACAGTTGTGTCTTTCGCACCATAGCTGCGTGTACCACCTCTTCCACCGATGCGAAGTGGATTACAGAATGTACCTCTCCTTTGAGTTATATTAGTTATCTCTATTGTTTCGCTCGTGGTTCACGTAGATATGCTATATCTTCTCAACCTTCTAACGTTATCAACGCTGCTAAGTTTACAACATTTTGCGATGAAACTGATCCTGCTGCCGACTCCGGTGTAGGAACTTTTGACTTGCGAATGAG